AATAAGGCCGCTGAAAAACAAGCTAAGCATGAAGCCACAATGAACGTGATCCAGAATGATGCAGACTGGGAAGCGAGAATGGCGGACGCGTCTAGCAACAGCTTGAAAGACGAGTTTTGGACAATTATTTTAGCTATCCCAATTTTTATGGTTGGCTGGGCAATCATAGCCAATGACATGACAATCGTAGATCGCGTCCGTGAAGCATTCTCTACGCTAAACGATCTGCCTGAGTGGTATCAGTATTTATTATTTATCGCGATTTCTAGTTCCTTCGGAATCAAGGGCGCATCAAAACTTATGGGAATGCGTAAATGACCGACCCAGAAACAAACCGCCGGTTTGATCGTCTTGAACTAAAGATCGACAAGCTGACTGAGGTATTGACGAATGTTGCGCGAGTTGAAGAGAAGCTGGTCGGTACTGACGCCCGCTTGAAGCGTCATGAGTTTCGCCTCGATGATCACGAAAAGAAGATCGACGATATAGCTGAACAAGTAGCTACGAATAGTCAGGTCGTGAGAGTTGGTCAAGGGCTTGCTGCATCAATATGGGCCGCATTAATTGGCTTTGTCTTTTACCTATTTAGAGAATAATAATGTTTAAGTATTTTAAGAACGAGGATTTCGATTGCCAGCAAACCGGCAATAACGAGATGTCAGAAGCGTTTATACATCGTTTAGACCACCTCAGAGCAGCTTGCGGTTTCCCGTTCCACATTACGTCTGGATATCGCGATCCCGAAGGCCATAGCATTGAAAAAGCAAAAGCAAATCCTGGCACCCATGCGCAGGGAATAGCCGCTGACATAGCGGTGAGTGGTGGCGTTGAGCGGAGAGCTATCGTCAATCATGCTCTGGCTATGGGCATGTCCGTGGGAGTAGCGAAAGGCTTCGTGCATGTCGACATTAGAGACGCAACGCCGGTTCTATGGTGTTATTAATACGTTGTATTATAATACCGTGGCTAATATAATAAGGAGACCTTTAGGTACTTAATATGGCATATTCGGAAACGATCAATCTTGTCACTGGCGATACGCTACCAGAGCTTACTTTTACGTTAAAAGACAGTAAGGCAGCGGTCAGCGGCATGACGCTTGACTCGAACAACAGCGCAACCTGGCAACCCATTAATATTGCGGGCGCTACTGTACGACTGCGATTACGCGCGCTCGGCAGCAATACTGTTACGGCTACTTTGAGCTGTACCGTCACCGACGCTACGAACGGGAAATGTACTACTAACTTCCCAACGGGCACGCTGACGACTGCCGGCACGTTCGAAGGTGAAATAGAAATTACATTTGCCTCAGGCGGCATCCAAACTGTTTATGACCTAATCAAGATTAAGGTCAGAAGTGATTTTGACTGATGGCGGCTAAGAGTGATATCACCTATGTAAAACTGTCTGCGCGCGCCGCTTACAGATTAATCGCGGGTGAGATTAATTATCAAAATATTAGCGCCACCGAAATAATTCTCGATGCATATTCAATCAACCAGTATCCGAAAGATGCATTTGGTTTTCTTGATACTTCGGTACTTTCGTTTACAAAAGCGTCGTTTGATACTTTTGAGCTAACCGAGCTTCAGTCGATATCTTTAGTGAAAGCTGTGGCAGACACATTAGCACTCGGCGATGTAGTTGAGCTAATCTGGGTTATTCAGCGTGACTTTAACGACTCAACTACGATTAGCGATGTAAGTGTTATTGGCGTCAACAAAGCGCTATCGGAAGCATTGTCGTTTTCTGAATCAGCTTTGATTCAGTATCAAGCTAATAAGACCGATTCTATATCGTTCAGTGATACTCAAGCGTTGGCTGTTAATTTAAACAAAGTAGAAACAGTCACAGTGACCGATTTGTTTAGTCGTCCTACGACTTTTAATCGCAGCTTTACGGATGCCTTTGCCCTAGACGATTCTTTCAGCACTGGGCTAAGTTATCTCGAAACTAAAGCCAACGTATTAAGTTTGTCTGATAGCTTTACATTCACGATGATTTTAGGCAATAACTCTGTTCTAAACGCGTCAACCTTTAACACCTTCACTCTCAACCGATAAGGAACTACGAGATGATTAACGAACAACTAAAACTAACGGGTCATGTCACAGTTTCATTGAACGATGAAGTAGTGCGTGATATCCCAAACTTGGTAGTAACAGGCGGCAAAGGTTATGTAGCTAGCAGGATGAAAGACACCACGGCCGGAGCAATGAGCCATATGGCCGTGGGCACTGATAACACCGCCGCTGCGGCTGCAAATACAGCGCTGGGCGCGGAGTCTGGGCGTGTAGCACTGACTTCTACTGCAGTATCTGGCGCGGTTATTACGTATAGCGCCACGTTTCCAGCCGGCACTGGCACGGCTGCATTAACCGAAGCAGGAACACTAAATGCCTCATCAGGTGGAACGATGTTATGCCGCACGGTTTTCAGTGTCGTCAACAAGGGTTCCTCAGATAGCCTTACGGTTGTCTGGCAGATTACAGCATCGTAAATAACTTTTTACTGGGGAATTAAATGCCAGTTTTATTTAGTAACAACGCTTCGTCGACCCTGTCGTCTGGCATTAACAGCTCAGCTACCTCAATTGCGGTAGCTGATGGCGCTGTGTTCCCTGCCATCTCAAATAGTAATTATTTTTACGTTACGTTCGAAGACTTAGCTAACAGCAAGCGAGAGATCGTTAAGGTTACGGCACGAAGCGGGAATACGTTAACCGTGACACGCGGCCAAGATGGCACATCTGGTACTGCCTTTTCGTCGTCTGACAGAGTCGAGCTCCGGCTGAATGCTGCGGCACTGAATGACGCTACGTCGAGCAATACCGACCTACTGCTCAACAGTTTTACTGGTGATGGCAGTGACGTAACCTTCTCGCTATCTGGAGCATCTATTGAAAACAACACGCTAGTCTATGTCGATGGCGTATATCAAAACAAGTCAACCTATGCAGTATCAAATGCAACACCCGCAGTAGTTACTTTCTCTGAAGCTCCTGCATCTGGAGCAGCCATTGAAATCATGGTGGCCGCTATTGCAGTTACTGACGTAGGCACTCCCAGTGACAACACAGTCACTACGGCAAAGATTGTAAATGGTGCAGTAACAGCGGCTAAGATAGCTTCAGTACCTATTGCAGTAGGTATTACGTCTGTTGTTACAAGTTCAAGTGCTACTGCTACAGTTAATACTCACGTTTATGTAAGTGTTGCAGGGCGAACTATTACACTTCCCGCATCTCCTGCTATTGGGCAGAGAGTCTTGATTACTGTAGGTAACTTTACAAACACAGTAGTAGGTAGGAACGGATCTAAGATTATGAGTTTGACTGCCAACATGACATTAGACAAAGCATATCTTTCAATTCAATTTATATTTACAGACGCAACACAAGGGTGGGTAATGTCATGAGTAATTTTTCAGACTTTATTGGTGGCGGTGGTGGCTCTGCTTCATTCCCCACAATTTTTTTAAGCAAGTCCCAAACATTTGTTCCTCCGCAAGACGGTAATGTCATGATCCATGTGATTGGCGCAGGTGGGAGTGGCAGTTCAGGTACAGCGCAAGCGCAAACATCAGGCGCGGCAGGGGGCTATTCTCGCAAGAACTCTTTAGCTGTCACAACATCGGGTAGCTTTACAGTCGTAGTAGGCGCGGGAGGGGCTATGGTAAGTGATGCAAATGGTGTCACTGGCGGGAACTCAACTGTTGCCGGAACAGGGTTAAGTGCTACTTTAACAGCCAATGGTGGCGCAAGAGGTGTTAAAGGTAGCACGAGTGCAACTTCGGGAGGAACAGCCGCCAACGGGAATGTAAATAACACTGGTGGCGCAGGAGGCCAATGGAAAGGCGGTGGTGCTGTCGGTTTAACAAGCACCGGAAATGCAGGTATTGCGTTGGTTTCGGAAATAAGTAATCTTGGTGGGTCTTGCGACATACTAGGCGATCTTTGGTCATCGACACTAGGGCAAATTGCAGGTGGGCGAGGAGGCACAGGTAATTATGCGCTTAATAATCTTACTTGGCCGAACGCTCAACAAGCAGGTCCGTTGGCCGGAGGAGGTACGACACATACCGCAAGCGGTTCTTACAATACAACTCTCTACGCAGGGAGTGCTTCAATCGGTGGAGGCGGTGGTGCCTGCACCAATACAGCATACGGGCCATACGCTGTTAGCGGCAGCGGTGGTGCAGGTCTTGTCATCGTGCAGTACATACCGTAAAAGGAGAAGAATATGAAATATAACATTAAAGATGCTAGTGGTAACATCACAAATACCATCATTGCTGACCAGCAGTTTGTTGAAGCTAACTTTGAACACTATGAGGAGTTGGTTGCACCTACGCCTGTAGAGCCTACAGCATCAGAGACTGCAAGACTTTGGCGAAATCAAGAACTAGCGACCACTGACACAGCCTCGCAAACTCAAGACTGGCCTAATCGGGACAACATCCTGACTTATAGGACTGCCTTGCGTAACTGGCCGTCCACTTCAGATTTTCCTGAAACCAGACCAGAACTATAACCGCGCTCGAAGGAATTAAAAATGGCTCTTACAAAAATCAAAACGGGCAGTGTCTCCGATGATTCAATCACTACGGCAAAGATCGTAGATGGTGCAGTGACCACAGCTAAGTTAGCCGCAGGTGTCGGTGGCGGCAACATAGACTTCGTCGCTAGTGGCACACTGCCAAATGGTAAGCCAGTTGTCTTGAAGGCTGATGGAACTATTGAAGTAGTGGCAACGGCAGGCGCGGGCAATGTCATTGCAGCAGGAACTCCCGCTGTGTTTGAGTCAGCATCTTCTAGTTTCATCTCAGTCACTACGTTGACCACGACTAAAGCCTTAGTTGTTTATAGGGATGAAGGTAACTCTAGCTATGGTACTGCTTGTGTTTTAACTGTGTCCGGTAGTTCTATTACAGCGGGAACTCCCGTTGTGTTTGAGTCTGCAACCATGTACTACCCCTCAGTAACTATGTTAACCGACACTAAGGCTTTAGTCTCTTATCAAGATCGCAGTAACTCTGGCTATGGTACTGCTAATGTTATAAATGTTTCTGGTACTTCCATAACAGTCGGAACTCCAGTTGTGTTTAATTCAGCATTTAGCGAATACGTCTCATCCACCATGCTGAACTCCACTAAAGTTTTAGTGGTTTATAGGAATGCAGAGAACGCTGGGAAGGGTACTTCTCGTATCTTAACTGTTCAGGCCGGATCAGGCACCAATATCTCAGTATCGGCCGCAGTTTTGTTTGAGAACGCATCCGTATACTACCCCGAAGTCACTGCGTTGAGCGCCACTAAAGCCATAGTGGCTTATTATGATGCTGGTAACTCTCAAGTATTTACTGCTTGTGTCTTAGACGTGTCTGGCACCTCTATTACAGCAGGAACTCCCGCTAATGTTACGTCAACAGCCGGAATTGGGAGACTTTCAATCACCACGTTGACTACTACTAAAGCTTTAGTGACTTATCAGGATAATGCTAACTCTGGCTATGGTAGTTCTAATGTTATAACTGTTTCGGGTAGTTCTATATCTGCTGGAAGTACAACTGTATTTGAGTCTGCATCATCAGACGCCATGTCAGTTACTACGCTGACTTCTACAAAAGCCCTAGTGACTTATCGAGATCAGCCTAACTCTAACTATGGTACTTCTTGCATCCTAGACGTGTCGGGCACTTCTATCACGGCAGGAACTCCAGTTGTGTTTGAGGCCGCAAATGTACCATACACCTCAGTAACTATGCTGACCGCCACTAAAACTATCGTGACTTATCAGGATGCTGTTAACTCTGCCTACGGTACTTCTTGTGTCTTAGATAATGTAATAGATACAAATCTATCAACAACAAACTTTGTAGGTATGTCTTCAGGGGCATACACGAATGGTCAGACAGCGACTGTTGATGTATTAGGGGGCATATCCAGCAATCAAACATCGCTAACCATAGGCGCAACCTACTACATTCAAGTCGATGGGACACTGTCCACAACCGCAGACACTCCATCGGTAATCGCAGGTAAGGCTGTGTCAGCCACTAAATTAATTTTGAAAGGTGTTTAACCATGAAAACTATTACACTTAACTCTAACAACGTATCAGTCTATACCTTTGAAGATTCAGATTCAGTTGTCTCAACTGCTTCCAACATCACTTGTCAGCAATTTATCATTGGTGACATGAACTCAAGCAACGCTACCATCCATACAGACGCAACACCTCCCGCCGATTGGCAGGGTGGTCGTTACACCTTCGATGGTACTACCTGGGCTGAAGTAGCGGGTTGGGAAGACCCAAAGGTCGCTGAGATTGCTCGATTGCAAGCCGAAATTGACGCTTTATCTGCTTAGTAAATAAGGCAAGGAATAGACACGAATCCTCAACTCAAAAAAACCGCATTAGGAATTAAAAAATGGCGTACTTCAAGCGTGAAAGATTTAGCGGCATAGCGCCTGGAGTCTCTCCACGTCTGCTAGCAGATCAGTTCGGCCAGATCTCGGAGAATATTGACTTTGAGTCTGGGCGGCTAGTTTCTACTACTAATGATTCGGATACGCTTACGCTTCAAAATACCGCGCGCCGGTCTATTTATTACTACCGTGATACAAGCTGGCTTGAGTGGAGTGAAGATTCTGTCTCCGTTGTGCCTGGGCCAATTCCTGGCGATGCGACTGACCGCTTGTATTTTACAGGCGATGACTATCCCCGCGTCGGAACAGTATCAACTCTAGTGTCTGGAAGTTCAGGGTATCCGGTAAACTCTTTTCGGCTCGGGGTTCCCGCTCCATACGGTAATGGTCCAGGCGTAACGGTCAATGGTTCAGCCGACGCCACTGCTACTCCGTCTGATGTCAGTTATGTGTATACTTATGTTACTGCTGCTGGCGAAGAAGGCCCGCCTAGTTCTCCAAGCAACGTGGTCCAGATGGACGATTCGCAAACCGTTACTATTGGCATGGCAGCGAATTCCCAACCGTCTGGCAACTACAACTTTGGCACTGGTTCTCTCAAGCGAATCTATCGGTCTAACACAGGCTCAACAAATACGCAGTTCCAGTTTGTTGCGCAAGTTGCTTATACAACGGTCACTTACACGGACAGCACTGACGCCGCGAACCTCGGTGAAATACTGCCAAGTGGAGGTTGGATCGGGCCACCTAATGACGACTCATCGTTATATCCTGATGGCCCGTTAAAAGGCTTAATCGCTCTGGCGCAAGGCACGATGGCAGGGTTTACTGGCAAGCGGTTTTGTTTATCTGAACCGTTCCTCCCGCACGCTTGGCCGATTCAATATAGGATTACTACTGAAGAAGACATCGTTGCTATTGCTAGCACGGCAAATGGTGTAGCAGCTTTAACTGACGGACAGCCGTATTTCATTACGGGTACTGAGCCGTCCGCCATGACCGCTGTCCGAATAGATTTTAGTCAAGCGTGTGTGAACAAGCACAGCGTTGTGGACATGGGAGACGTGGTTCTATACGCAGGGCCAGAGGGCCTCTGTGCAATCCAATCCGCGTCAGGACAGGTTGTTACTAAAGGTTTGATCTCAGTCAAACAGTGGAACGCCGACTTTCACCCAGAAACCATTCGGGCATTTAGGCACGAAGGTACTTACGTCGCATTCTGGACAAGCGGCGGTACGCACGGGGGTTTTGTTTATGACCCGCGCGGTAGCGAGAACAGTTTGTCAACGCTATCAATTGCAGGCGAAGTACGCGGCGGACATATGAACCCGAAAGACGGTGAGCTGTACATTATTGTTGGCAACAAAATCAAGAAGTATCGAGGCTCCAATACGCCCCGCACGTTAACTTTTAAGAGTAAGAAGTTCGTGACTCCCGCTCCCTTGTCGATGGGATGGGTATCTGTACACGCGAACGTGTATCCAGTAACTGTAAAAGTTTATGGTGACGGAGCATTGGTAGCACACTACACGCTTTCAAAAGCGGGTGCGAATTACACGCAGGCGACTACCGTCCCCTCCAACATCAGCAATGGCACACTACGTGAACCAATCATGCGGATGCCTGCTGCTGTAGCGCAAGAGTGGGAAGTCCAAGTGCAAGGTACTGACATCAACGATTTCTGCTTAGCTCAATCAATGGATGAGGTACGTCAATCGTGACAGTACGTCCAACTAAAGTGCCAGGCATTGGAAAGCTACCGGCATCTCTTGATCCGCAAACACGTATGGTTCTTGAAAGCCTCATCGAAGCAGTTGAGATACGGCTAGGCCGAAAAGGCGACCCACAAGACCGTGCTATTACACTGAGGGAGCTTGTTGATTCGGGGTTAGCATCAAGACTAAAAGCTACAGCAGGCTTTGATCCGAACCAAATTACTACGAGCAATCTTGGCGTCGAACCTCTGATCGTGCCGACCTCGCCTTATGCTCCAGTAGGTTTTACAGCAAGCGGCGCGTACTCCCAAGTAAATATATTTTGGACAGCCGCTTTTTATAGGGGCCATAACCAAACTGAGATTTGGTCCCACACGTCAGACGCGCTTGGTGACGCGACCCTAGCCGGCGTATCGACAGGGATAAGCTTTATAGATCCTGTCGGTTCGGGCGTCACGCGATACTACTGGATTAGACACGTCAATCTTAATGGTATAAAAGGGCCATTTAATGCTGGTGCTGGAACTGTTGCGGCAACTGCTACGGACGTGGCGCACCAACTTGCTGTTTTATCAACGGCTATTACATCCTCGCAACTTGCTAGCGCACTAAGTACACCCATTAGTCAGATACCAGGCATAAATAGTAAAATTGAGAACATAGAGGGGCAGTACTCGGTAAAGATTGACAACAACGGCCACGTTGCGGGTTTTGGTCTGAGTAACACAGGTACTACCGCAACTCCGTCGTCCGCTTTTATTGTTCGCGCCGATAAGTTTGCGGTCATTGACCCTGCTTCAAGCGCGGATGGTCTCGGGTCAACAAGTCCGACTGCAGCGAACATACCGTTTATCGTCGATAGCGGTGTAGTATTTATGGCGAGCGCGATGATTAAAGACGCGACTATTACTTCTGCAAAAATTGGATCAGTGAATGCGGACACGATTAACGCTGGCACACTGAGCGCGAACCGTATTGCAGCAGGCGCGATCGGTGTAAACAAACTGAACCTCGTCGGCACTGGTGCGACGATAAACCTCAAGAGCGCGAACAGCGGAGCGCGAATGATAATTGAAGGGGCGAAAATCACGGTTTTTGATGCGTCGGGTGCGCCTCGCGTTAAGCTTGGGAATCTTGCCTAATGGCCTACGGTCTTCGCGTTGAAAACGCAGCGGGAAATATAATAGTTGACTATACCAGTCGGCTATTGCGAATCGTAGCGAATGGCACAGTGACTGTTTCTCGAAATAGTTATGTCGATGTCACAATCAGCGGTATGGCTAACGACGACTCGTGGACCGTGGGGCTTAATAACTCAATTTTATCGTCATTCTATCAAGATTGGTACTACACAAAATCTACAAATAATTTAAGAATAGGATTTAATTCGAGCAGCGGTTCAGCTACCCAAGCAATTTCATATTACGTTTTTAGGACTTGATGTGGCATACGGCATACAAATTTTCAACAGTGCTGGTCGAAAGATAATTGACAGCACTGAGCTAACGCCAAATTTGCAGTTTACAAACGGGGCTGCGTCCGCGTATTCAGCGATGGCTTACCCGCCCTCGGGCTATGTTGTGGGAGACTTGATTATCGCAAGACCCGTCAACAATCCAGTTTATGAGACGGGTGGCTATGTGCCAATCGCGGCAGGAACTGCCAGCCGGTTTTATGGCTCACAAACGTCGGCTAACAGCCAGAACTTTCAAAACACTGCGGGCATACATACTGCGTTATTAAAAAAACAGTCGGTCGGGATATCTGGGCCGGCGTCTGGCGAGTATGGTTTTGACGTATATTCTAGTGATGGTTCTACGATTTTGTTCTCTGCGACTAGAGCAACCGGAGCGACGGTTTTAGCTGTGGGCACGGCCAGTTTAGGGCAATCGATTACTTATACGCCGCCGTCCTCTCTTACTTTTAATAAGATATACGCGGTCGTTAATGGCTCTTCACACTCAAAATTCCCAGGCGTGTCAGGCCAATTTTCCCAACCCTCTTTTTTTATAGAGTGCGGATATCATTTTTATCCTGCGCTGAGCACACCGAAAATCGTAGTGCAGCATAAGCTTACTTATAACAATAGTAATTTGACTGGGTCTGGCACATTCACTTATATGCTTATTTACGACCCGAACTGAAGGAGAAATATATGGCAGTGCAATACGCTTTTGTTGCAGAGAATGGTGAAGTCCAACATGTGATGAGTGCTGACGACGCTTATGTCGACGGCCAAGTCTATGACGGCTTGACTGCCATAGCTGTATCTGTTGATTCTGACGTTGGGGCGCTCATCACAACCCAATACAGGTTGAACGGGGCATGGGCAACGCGCGCCGCCAGAGAGAACCAATTTCAAGATTGGGTGAACAACGTCTGGGTAATTAATACTGAAAGATTTTGGGAGCATGTACGCGTTGATCGCAATCTAAAGCTAGCGCAATCAGACTGGACACAAATGCCCGATGTTAATTTTAACGTTGGCGTTAAAGCGGCGTGGGCAAATTACCGTCAAGCACTAAGACAAGTCCCTGCAAATAATGCGGATGTCACGTCACTAGAAGAGGTGTCATGGCCGACTGCCCCTGGGAGCTAAAGCATGCTTGCTGAAATAGCGGCAGCTAATGCAGCGTTCAATATCATTAAAAGCGCACTGTCCAATGGCAAAGAGCTTTACGACGTGTCGGCTCAAGCTACGCAGTACTTTGACAACAAGTCAGCCATCATTAAGAAAGCTCAGAAGGGTGGGGGTAAAGAAGAACTCCAGTGCTTCATGGAGCTTGAAAAGATCAAAGAGCAGGAGGAATGGCTTAAAGAATACATGATCTACGCAGGGCGAGCAGACATGTATAAGGACTGGTTGCAGTTTCAGGCTGAGTGCAAACGGAACAGGGACAAAGAAGAGCGTATGCGTAAACACAAAAAAGCAAAGAACATTACGCTCTTTTGGACAATCCTGCTGTGGGGGACAGGTGGTCTTGTGGTGTTGCCGCTAACAATGTACATAGCCTTTATATTTTTTGGGGTTATTAAATGACGAATTTAATCTATAACGCGGGAGCGTAATTATGCATGTAGGTAAAGGTAAGCAGTGTGTTTTGAATCAGCCAGACAAACCTAAAAAGAAGCGGGTAAAAAGTAAGTAGGCATTACACTATGACATGCTGTCTATGAGAAGTATGCATTAGTTGACAACGTTAGGCGCTAGTATAATTGCCCCTTAACTACCCAGAGGCAAGTATGCTAATCTACTACGTAATCGGTTTCACCCTAGTCGCTCTCGGCGCAATAGCAAAGCAAGATTTGTAAGGGGTACAGGGGTACAGCGTACCCCGCAGGATTAATGTAAACTAATATATATATAGTTATCAGGCACTTACGATCCCCGAGAATATATTAGCTTTGGTAATAATATAGAGGTAAAACCCAGTATATATAGGGCTTTGCGAGGTGTTACGGGAGAAAATCCCTCTTTCTCCGCCAATTTTAAAAGTAGCTATTTATCAGGTAGTTACGTTACAATCCTAGACGCTGTACACCATGTGTACCCCCCAATCGGATCTAGGAGAGATGAATGGCGTCAATCAAAGCCCGTGGCAAGCGATGGATGGCCAGAGTAAAGCGCTTAGGCTACCCCCTTCAATCAAAAACGTTTCCAACTCAAGAGTTAGCAAAAGCCTGGGCACGTAAGATTGAGACGAGCATGGACGATCATTCGTGGATCGATACCCGCGCTGGCGAGTCGGTTTTCATCGACAAGCTCATAGACAACCTAATTCATGGTTACACTCGATTTGGCATTGAGATTCCGGTCCCAAAAATGAGCCAGCTTAAAATGCTTAAAAAATATTTTGCAGGGGTGTCAATCCACGATTTGACTCGCGAGCACATTCTTGCTTTCGCTGAAATGCGCAGAAGCGGTTCGAATAAAAATTATGGTCAGAAGGCCATTGCAGCTTCGACTTTGCAGTATCAAATTTATTACCTCCGACAAGCCTTAAAGTATTCTAACATTCGTACAAAAACCGATGAATTAAAATTGGCAATTAACGAGTTAAAATTGAGGAATCAAATTACGGGTAGCGTAGAGCGAGACCGTCGGCTGGAAAAGGGGGAGTACGATAAGTTAATCCAAAATCAGCTTGTGATGACCAAAAAACAAATGGGACCGCAATCAAAATATATTCATGCTGCAATCGACATTGCGATCGAGTCAGCGATGAGACAGGGTGAGATACATGCGCTTCGCTGGAGCAATATTGATTTTGAGAAAGGTCTTATCACAGTTTGGCGCAAAGATAAGCACGCGGAAGGCGGTAAGACAAAGATGAAAATACCTCTTCTAAAGGGCGTGAGAGCGGCGCTCCTGCGCCATCGAAGTGTACTTGGCAAGACTGACTTACTGTTTACAGTTAAGAAGGCAGCGTCTATATCAGACGAGTTCGCCAAGGTGCGTAAGAAAGCGGGTATTGTCGGCCTGGATTTTCACGACTTGCGCCATGAAGCCCTTTCAAGATTATTTGATATGAAAATGAACCCAGCGCATGTTTTGTTGGTAAGCGGCCATCGCAGCCTTGAGCAATTATCGCGTTATATAAACCCGCGACCTGAAGACGTGATCAAAGCGGGTTTCTAGATTCTGGTTTCATCAAGTTTTTGATCTAGGTACAGCCCGACTTCGTGCGTTGGGAACAAATACTTTTTGCCGCGTCTGACGTGTGGAATGTCAAGCTTGCCGTTATAAATTTGTTGGTACATCGATTGTGTTTTAATTCTTAGTAGCGTTGCTAACTCGTCCATGTCCATGAATGGGCCATACTTTACCGCTAAAATTTTTGTCATCATTGTGCATTACACCCCATTTTTAATATTCTTATGATCTGAGTACAAAACAATCTATACTGACTTTTTTAATACCATCAGTATTAAAGAGTACTGAGTATAATGCATGGATAATATGTTCTCCACTAATAAATAGTTCTATATATTAGTAAATAGCAACGTATTTTAATGCTTGTATAAAAATAGACATCTACAGGGGTTTTTAGATGTTTACATTGTTAACGAAGGGGGGTAGGAGCAGGGCTGAACCCTGCTTAGTTTTGACGGGGGGGGAGGCGTTTCTAATACTAAGACTATTACTGGTAGTGCATTGAGATGACTGCCCACATTGTATGTATAAGTGAAGGCTCAGGAATATCGTCTTTTGTGTACCACCGGAGCGCCTTTTCTTTCTTGAGACGCACAGCGCACAGGCTGTTACCAGTGTACGCTTCTGGAACACAGAGCCTGGCGTAACCTCGCATCTGTGTTGTTGTTTGCGTGGTTAGCGACCCATTTATTATGATGTCAGGATAATTTTCAATTGCAGTTGCACCGATTAACTCTACATAAAAAGACTTGATATCATCTCGCGAATATACGATCGCAGGGGATGACTTTGACATGTCATCTGATTTGTTAGCGATCTGTAGTTTTCGAACATTAGGAAGCTTAGATACAATTTCTGGATCAATTTCAACGGGATCAACGTCTAAGAAGTTTGCTAGCTTAACAACAGCAAGCGCTCCGAGAGGCGTCTGGTTGTTAAGGTAGTGAGAAATAGCGCCTTGGCTCCAGCCTAGTTCTGTTGCAGCTTCACTCTGATTGACATGCATCTCAACTTTTTTAGAAGCCCAAATCTTTCGAAGATTCTGTACTGCGATTGGCAGTGGTTCTGTCATTCGGTGTCCCCTCCTGGGGTTTGTGTGTAACGCTATATATGAACTGAGCAGCTTCTTTGCGACTTAGAGAATGTTCTATATAGGTATCTTTACATATAATACTAGAAAAGTCATCTAGTATTATTATGCAGGTATCCGCTACGCCAACGATTAATGCTGCGTTTGCGGGCTGGTTCACACGGTTTAGCCACTGCAATTGCAGTGCGGAGAGGGAGTGTTTAATGCTTGTAGTTGCTTTCTTTGGAAGTTCTTTGACGTACTTGTACTCAACAAACAGCAGGCCAGCTGGGCCAGAATACATCGCGTCGGGCACACCGCCTGTGTACGTGTCATGGATTTTCCACGAATGCACGTCAGGATGTAAGTAACGGTGGATAGACTTGATGAAGCTGTGTTCGTTCATATAAGCGATGCGTTCTGACTACCAGTGCATCAAGCTGGCTGGAGATTTTAGTCAGTAATACAAATTGACTTGCCGACATCAAGTAATTCGGGAATTACATCGCAAGCGATATACCAAGTTAGCCGCTCTGCGTCAGAATAATACAAATGAGTCTCGGCACCATGCTGGGTTTCTAGATACTTCTGCACAACCGTTGCTTCAACGAAGCCCCCAAAAATCTGGGAAAGGAAGCGTTTGTTTGACCGTGTATCTACGGTCACGAAGCGTTCGTCAGATCGGTCTTTTACGGGTTCTAGGCTACTGTAAATATTACACCAATGGGGGTCATCTATTGCCAAGAAGCTAGTGAGGAACCCAATGTCGTTGTCCGTGAAGTTTAGTTCTATATTCAAGTTAACTTCCTATTATTAGTTATGGGTGATGCGGCCGGCTACAGTGCATCAAGCTGTTTCGCGAACGTTAGAGTTGAACTGGAGACACTCAACTCTAACGCCTAGCCTAATTATAGTAACAGTATTATAATACCGTTACTATAGTTCTTATGCAGCATACTGTTCATAAAGTCCTTCTGCGACTTTATAGTCAGCTTCCTGCGCCCAACCGACAAACGACACTTCGCAATTCATGAAGGCTTTACCCATCTTGTTTTCGGTGGGTACACCTGACACTTTCCACAGAGCCGCGAAACGATCTCCGCCCTTCATGCCGATCTGAGAGTTCCAAGCTTTGGATACGCGTAGCTTAGAGCTTGCGAAGTCCATGATTGCAGGAGAGCGTTCAAGCTCGCCGGTCTCAGGGTTCTTGATGAGAAGAACATGTGCGTGAGTTTCGTTAATGTCATACTCGGTCGGCTTATCCTGAGTATCGACATACGCTTGCGCGTCTGCGTGTGATACAAATGCGCCGCCGTAACCGCCGCCAGCTTCGAGGTGCCGCCAAACCACGAACTCAGTCTTGAACTGCAAAGACATGCAGTACAGGTCATTGCCGTAGTTGTGATTGGTAAGCGTGTTGACCATGTGTCCTGGCTCGCAGCCTTCGACGTAATTGCCGTGGTGCTTATCGACCTCATTCGACATCTTTTGCAAGAGCTTAACGCGGGGGATTTGGACATTAGCGCCAACGTGTTCATTACCACGACCCGCACCTTCCACTGCTTTTAGGTGAGCAGGTAGCTCGTTAGTTGATGCTACTAGGCTGTTGATGGATGTTACTGTTGCTGATTTACTCATAGTTTTATACTCTTCATGATTCATGTTTATAGGGAGCGAAAGTTAATGCGTCGAATTTCTCTGGGCTGCAAGCCAGGGACTGACTCTTCAAGCTTGAGTAGTTCCTTATAAGCAGTCGACGATACCCTGCGTTGTAGAAGACTGAAGTCCTTCTGTTCGAGAACATAGGCGTAGAATGCATCCCAGTCCGTCACTTCTGGTACAGTATCTTGGTTGATGGATACACTTGCTTTGCCGTTTGCGGTACGTGACAAACCTTCTGCATCCAGTGAGTTTAAGAGTTGATAATCCAACTCATCTTTGGTTTTGTTAAGCTCTTTGAGTTGGGCAGTTAAGACAGCTGACTCGTCTTTTACCCGTGCGCGTGCTTCGATTAGTTCGTTAATGTTCATGTTGATCTCCGTCAGGCTGCTTGTTTAAATTGGTTAAGAATTCCTAAGAGGTCTTCCATCCGGCGTAGTTTGCTTTGTAGTTTTTCGTACACATCGGGTTCCCAGGTATTGCGTGCTGCAATATGAATAACTTCTGTGCGTTCGTTTTGACCTGCCCGGTATATGCGTCGGTTGAACTGCTGGTAGTGCTCAGCGTTGTAAGTGGGTGATGCCCATATGACTGCTGTTGCTTTAGTCATCGTGAGACCATGACCTGCGGATTGCGGGTGACAGAACACAACCTGCAGCTGGCCAGCTTGCATGCGATCGACAATCTCTTTGCGTTTGTGGGGGGGCGTGTCACCGTCGATCGTTGCGTAACTGATGCCTTGTTTTTCTGCAAGCGCGGTCATTGCATGTTTCTCATGCTTCCAGTTGAATGCTACGAGGCTGTGCTTCCGCTCCGCGACTAACTGCATCACTAATTCATAACGCTCTGGATGTACTGACTGGATGCCCCCGTGTTCGTCATACACAGCGCCTGTGCACAGTTGTAATAGCTTCTTGACTTTGGCACCTGCATGCACTGCATTGATTGTTGCTGTACCCGTGTACAACACTGAGTCATCAGAAAGCTGTTTGTATTGCTTCATGATCTTTGCGGGCAGGGTGATGCTGAGCGTGTGCGTCGTTTGTGGTGGCATGTCGATACAAGCTTCGAGTTCGTGCCGAATGTTGATGTCACCTATAAGAGATGCAACGATTTCTTCTGCGTCGGTTTTGTCGACCCACTCGTTTGCAAAGCCGTTGAACCGTGCAGTACAAACTGCTGAACGGAAGCTATAGAAGCGATGTCCGAGACGTTCTCCGTCATCCACGATTAACGTTGGATGCCATATGTCTAAGATAGTATTGCTATTGGGTGTGCCAGACATTGCGATGCGATAGGAAAAATTCTTAGATAGCTTGAGCATAGCTTTAGAGCGCTGTGAATCTTTGTTCTTGAATGCTGTGAACTCGTCGATGACCACCGTATCGAAGCCGTCAAGTACAGAACTATTTTTAAGTATCCACTTCACTGCGTCGTGATTTGCGATGACTACCTGCTCAGTACCTGCAAATGCTTTTGCTCGATTCTTGGCATACGCAACAACGTAAGTAAGGTCGGGTGTGAACTTCTCGATGTCGTCTCCCCACGATGCTTCGAGGATGGACAACGGAGCGAGAACCAAGATTCGTGATTCACGGTTAGCGATCGCGTCTAGGACTGAACGGGTCTTACCAGTGCCAGGATCTGACGTGATTAAGCAGCGATCATTCTTACTAATGAAGTCTGTTGTAACGGTCTGATGTTCGAAAGGTTTAAACATAATCATCACTCATTGATAGTTTAGAATAATAGCAGGGGTATTATTATGTATCAAACGGATATGCGTCTGGTGCATCGTTTGCAGTTATCAGGCCAGTCACCGATACGGTCTTCTGGCCAACATCTACAGTACATTTTTGTATTGGGTACTTCGTTAAACTTGTATCCTCCGTGCGTCTTTATTTTTTTGGAAGTTAGAATAAGCTTATCGAATTTTGTTAACTGCATGTATTAGCCTGACTAATATTAGTGTTCGAGAAAAGTAATGGGTTGGTCGCTAGACCAGCAATAACCGCATGTTGCGCAGCTATCGGTTGTACCATTTTGTTCAGGACACATTATACCAAGCGTCATGTCAGTGCCGACACCCACATGGGCACTAAATTTTGTGTTTTTATCGTCGGAAAATCGAATACGAAAACGTTGTGGGTAGATGCGGTTTACGTTATTAATCATACTGCCTAGCAGGCTATTAAACGGCAGGTGCGTGTACCCAAACACGCGTAGATTTTCGTACTGTGCTAGCCACAGCTGCCATTGAACTATGTATTTCCCGTGATAGAAGTCTCCTAATACATGGAGACGCACGACGAATCCATTGGTATGCTTTTCATTGAGCGCGCGTAGCTGAACTTCAAGGTAACTTATGTAGTTTGGGTCAGTGTGATCAAAGCGATGTGCGAACGGCATGTTGTCGCCATAGCAGTTATCCCATTGCTCACACTCAGTAGGGCAGGTGGCTCGCTCTTCTAGAGTCAGCGAGTACATTGTCATACCTTTCCACATTTTTACTGTGACTTTGTCACCTAGCTTTTTGTTTTGTTTGCCGCGTTTTAACATGTTCAGGCTCGCGGGCTTTACGCCCTTGCGGTATCTCGTCGTTGGTGGGCGTAGATTTTTTACTGGGATTAGGTTCACGGCTAATGATGTCATCGAACACGTCCTGTTTAATTTCAGCTGTCTCGCTGCGGTTGAACTTCGATACTAGTTGCACGTCGCTCTTCTTGAGTCTGTGTGTCGTCCAGTAGATAGCTTCTGGCGGATCTGTGACGAGCTTGTACTCGACTGCGTTCCCAGCGCTTGTATAAAACATTTGCATCTAATTGATCCTTTACGTGGCCTGTAAGTAAGGTTTTTAAATCATTGTTGGTCATTGGCGTACTCCAAACTTAGGGACTGACTTCTACCCATCGTAGTTTTCTATATGGAAAAGATTTGGTTTTGATAACGCACAGTTCTTCGCGCGTCATAGTTGCTTTCATGGCAAACAGTACGACTGATATAAATAATCCGCCAACCATTGCAGCCATCATGCCTCCGAATGTCCCTGCGAACAGGAACATAAGAAGAGCAGTTGTGCCGATATCAATAGGTATGTCGAATGATATAACGCGTCGGATTCCAAACTTAAACAGTAGGAACAGAATGC